GTGGGCTTCTATCGAACCTGTTGCCGATGTTGGCGGTCGTATTATCGGATTGTCTACCGCTAATGGCAGTGGCAACTTTTTTCACCAAATGTGGGTTGGGGCTGAGACACGCACCAACCAGTTTTCACCGATGTTTTATCCGTGGTCCGCTAATGAGGAACGCGATGACGATTGGTATGAGAACAAGAAACGTTCGATGACGAGTTGGCAGTTGGCGCAGGAGTATCCGTCTGATCCTGAGTCTGCGTTTATCAAGTCTGGTCGAACAGTGTTTGATGTGGATGATCTGTTGCAGAAGATCATTCCCGAGGAACCGATGGTGGGTACGTTGGTTCAGAGGGGGGCGTTAAACAATTTTGATTGGCTACCGAACCATGACCGCAACGCCCTAGATCCTGTGTTGGTGTGGCAACTTCCCGACCCTCACAAGGCGTATGTGGTTGGTGCTGACGTTGCTGAAGGTTTGGACTGGGGCGACTACTCGGCTGCCCATGTGATCGAGGTCCAGTCGGGGGATGTGGTTGCCGAGTGGCATGGGCATATTCCTGCTGATTTGTTTGGTGAGGAAATCTATAAACTTGCGACCTGGTACAACACAGCGTTGGTCGGGATCGAGTCAAACAATCATGGTTTGACGACCATCACATCTCTTAGACGGTGCGGGTATAAACGGATTTTCCGTCGTCGTCGTGTGAACTCCACCAAAGGCAATACTCCTACGACCGAGTACGGCTGGCATACCAATAAGTCCACGAAACCGTTGATGATTGATGAACTGGGTCGGGCGATCCGTGAGCAAGACATTTTCTTGCGATGTGCGGGAACTTTGGGGGAGTTGCGGACTTATGTTCGTGACGAGAAAGGGTCGATGGGAGGTTCACCTCACGATGACCGTGTGATGTCGCTGGCTATTGCAAACCAGATGCTTGGGTATGCGTTTGCTCCTGAATACAAGGAGAAGGTCAGTAATTACATGACAATGGATTGGTGGGCGTCTTTGACTCCCGACGAGGACACTCGGGATAGTGGATGGCTTATCGGTGCCAGTTCTGTCCGTTCTCAACGCTAGGGCGGGACAGTCTCATCTGTTTACTAGGACTGTCCTACGATTTTGGAGTATTAAATGGCTAAGGGTTCTTACAACAGCGTCGGCGCGGGAGAAACCCCGAAACTCGGTGTGTGCGAGTCTGTTGATGTGAAATCACGTCCAGGTGGCAGCGGTCGCAGTTTTGATGGCGTCAAGGTCACTACTGATCTTCCTAAGGTTGCTCGTTCGGGTGGCTACGGCAAAGACATGGGTAAAGTTCCTGGGTCAGCCCCCAAGGCTGCACGTCCTGGTGGTTATGGCAAAGACATGGGTTCCCCCAAGTCTGCACGTCCTGGTGGAGCACGAGGAATCTAGTGTCAACGCACTCCTACGGGGAGTGCATTGCTCAACCGCATCCGTGTTTCGCCTGCAAGATGAAGTATTGGCGTGAGGACGGTATCCCTGGGCTTGCGCTTCCAGACCACGATCACTGGAACGGTCCAACCCTTCGGGAGCGGATCGACGCAACGCTGACCTCAGCGCGTGCCAACGGCTACGAACCAGAACGTTGTTAGTTTGATGGCAAAACTTAGTAAAGCCGAACGCCTCAAGCGTTACCGTAACCGTCTGAATCATGCGAAACGTTGGCGTGAGGAACAGGGTTACGACCAAACGTGGAATCGAATGCTGGACCTATATAAGGGCAAGCATTTTCCCGCAGGTATGGATGACGAAGATCGCATTGCGATCAATATTGCGTTTTCCACAATCAACGTAATCTTCCCGTCTATTACGGTGAATCATCCTGGCATTGAAGTAATGGCCAATAGGGGTGAGGACGAGGATCGTGCGATTATTTCGCAGGCCGTTATCAACTATTGGTGGCGTCACTATGACTTTCGTGCTCCGTTCCGTCGAGCTGCTAAAGACTTTTTGACTGTTGGTCATGGTTGGATCAAGGTTGGTTACAAGTTTGAGGAAAAATCTGCTGACCTGAGTTATGACGAAAAGTATGCTCAGGAACAGGAGATGATTGCTCAGGCGGACAGTTTTGCGATGTTGAATCCTGACATGGCAGCTGAGACTCCGACTGATGAGGAAATTTCGGCAAACATTCCTGACACAAAGTCTGTTGTTGTTGAAGATCGCCCGACGTTGGAACGTGTCAGCCCGTTTGATATGTTCGTTGATCCCGAAGCAACGTGTATGGAAGATGCTCGTTGGATTGCCCAGCGCATTATCCGACCGATTGAAGATGTTCGCAGTGATCCACGGTACAACTACAAGGCACGTCGATCTACGAAGGCTGATGCGGTCATTTCGTCTGACTGGCTGAGTCCAGAGCAGAAACGCAAAATGGATGGTGACATTGATCGTGTCACTGTTTGGGAATATTACGATCTAGTTGCTAACAGCATGTGCGTGTTTGCTGAAGGCGCAGATGACTTTCTGATTGATCCTCGCGGTATGCCGTATGTGTTTGGGCATCCTTACGAGTTCATTGCGAACTATGAGGTTCCCGACGAGTTTTACCCAATCGGTGATTTGGAGATGGTTGAGGCTCCGCAGCAGGAGCTCAACAAGACTCGTTCACAGATGATGAACCATCGTAAAAAGTATGGTCGCAAGTATCTGTATCGAGCGTCTGCGCTTGGTCCTGAAGGTCGTCAAGGCTTGGAGTCCAACGAGGACAACATTGCTATTGAAGTTATTGACGACAATCAGCCGTTGCAGGATGTGATTATGCCTGTACCGATCACGCCGATGGCGGGGGATCTGTACCAGTACAGCCAAATCATTGAAGCCGACATGGACAAGGTTTCGGGTGTAAATGAATATGCCCGAGGTTCAACCCCTGAGGTTCGTCGTACCGCTACTGAAGCAGCGATGATTCAGGATGCCTCTAATGCCAGGTCTGCTGACAAGTTGGCGTTGATTGAAATTGCGATTGGCAGTATTGCCCGCAAGGTGTTGCAGCTCGCTCAGCAGTACATGACAGGGCAGCAGGCAGCACGCATCGTCGGGGCTGAAGGTCAACCTTTTTGGTTCGAGTACACCCATGAGGACATTGAAGGCGAATTCGATTTCATTGTTGAAGGTGGCTCAACCCAGCCCAGTAATGAAACGCAACGTCGCCAGCAGGCCGTAGCGATGATGAACTCACTGGCACCGCTGGTCGGTTCGGTTATTGACCCTGCCGCACTGGCCAAACATGTGTTGCAGCATGGTTTTGGTGTGAAGTCTCCTGGCAAGTTCTTGATGCAACAGCAACCTCCCCCTCCTGTGCCTGGTGATCCGAACGCTATGCCACCGCAGGGCGGTCCACCGCCGATGCAAGGTAATCCTGGTGTTGGTGTCGATGCTCCACAAATGAATCCGCAGGACATTTTGGCAGCTCAACAGGCTGGCGGAATGGACGCTGCTGGTTTAGGTGGACTTCAAATGCCGATGGGTGGTGGTGGAATGCCAATGTCGCCACCACAGATGCCTATGGGTGGTGACCCAATGCAGTCGGGATCAATGCCCATGTCTATGCCTCAAGGCGGAGCGCCCACTGGTTTAGAGGATGTTCCTCTTGAAGTGTTGATGCAGTTGCAACAGCAAATGGCTAGTCAGCAACAGCAACAGCCCGTCTAGGCGGGACACACATATCTAACTCTTAGGGAACAACCTGCGAGATACGCACGACTCCCTAGGAATGATGACTGATACATCTGACGCCGAATACTCGGCGGTAGGGGAATCGGACTTTGTTTCTGAAGGACTGGAACAGCCATCGAGTTTCGACTCGGAACCTACCAGCACCCCTGATGAGACATTTGATTCGGTTCCTGACGGTTCTTTCACGGAATCGGCTGAGCCCATTGAGTCCATTTTTGAACTTGATGGAACACCGATCACCCTTGATGAAGCCCGAAACGGTTACTTACGTCAATCGGATTATACCCGTAAGACGCAAGAGCTGGCCGAAATGCGGACTCGACTGGCGGAAGCTGAAGCGATCACCGCAGCACTGCAACAAGATCCACAAGGAACACTACAGGCACTTCAAGAAGCGTTTGGTGTGGGCCAAAACTATGAGGCAGATCCGTTTGCCGACATGGACCCCGATCTTGCTCGTATCGCTGTGTTGGAGCAGAAGATTGCCGCTCAAGAAAGTGCCGCAACCCAGGCGCAAATCGAAAACGAACTGAACACTCTGCACAGTGACTTCGGAGATTTCGATAACCAAATTTTGTTTGCTCACGCAATCAAAGGTGGTTTCCCTAATCTTCGGGCCGCTTATGCGGACATGAATTTCACTTCGCTGCAAACGCAACTGGAGTCTCTGCGGAGTCAACAGCAGCAGGAGCAGCAACGGATTGAAGCTAAGCGTCAAGCCGCAAGTGTTGTTCATACAGGCTCTAGCCGTTCTGGAACTACGGTTCCCGCACAACCTGAGCAATACGGTTCACTTCGGGACGCGTACCTGGCCGCAAAGAAAGCGTTGGGCGTATAGCCCATTTAACCTAGGAGAAACCCGAAATGCCTAATGTCAATTACGACACAATCCTGAGTACCACTTTGGCAAACCACATGCCGAAGTTGGTCGATAACGTGTTTTCAGCACGTCCGTTTGTTTACTTCCTGAAGCAAGCAGGACAGGTTCGTACCATCTCTGGTGGCTCGAAGATTGTTCTTCCGCTCCTTTACGGACAGAACGGTACTGCTGCGTCTTACTCGGCGTATGACACGATCACCACGACTCCGCAGACTGGTATCACCGCTGCCGAGTACAACTGGAAGCAGTACGCCGCTTCGATCACCATTTCTGGTATTGAGGAAGCACAGAACAACAGCGAAGAACAGATCATTGATCTTCTTGAAGCCAAGACGTTTCAGGCTGAAGAAACCATCACTGAAAAGTTTGACCAAATGTTCATCACTGGTGATGGCACTGGCAACAGCGGCAAGGATTGGCTTGGTCTTGCCAAGCTGGTCAAGGATTCGTCCTCAACCAACATCGGCGGCATCGATCAGGTCACTGATACTTGGTGGGCTCCTGGCCACAAGAACACGACTGCTGGCGCTCTTACGCTCGCTCAGATGCGTACTGCGTACAACACCGTTTCAGTTGGCAACGATCAGCCGAACGTGATCCTTACGACCCGTACCCTGTTTGAAAAGTATGAGGATCTTCTTCAGCCACAGGAGCGTTTCATGGACTCCAAGACCGCTGATGGTGGATTCCAGAACCTTCTGTTCAAGGGTGCGCCAATCGTTTATGACAACTACGTCACGGCTGGCGACATGTTCTTCCTTAACACGAAGTACATCCGTCTTGTCGGTCACTCGGACACTTGGTTCAAGCCAACCCCGTTTGTTCGTCCCAACAACCAGGATGCTCGTTACGCACAGATCCTGTGTTACGGCGAACTCACGATCAGCAACCGCGCACGCCAAGGTGTTCTTACCGCCAAGACCGCCTGATAGTAGCGCAACAAGCATGAGTTACGGGGCGGGGGTTTCGGCCCTCGCCCCGTTTCGTTCTACAAACCTTTTCGGGAGTTTCTGTGAGTCAACTAGCAGTCAGTTACGGTGCAAATGCTGTACCAGCAATGGGCGGCACCGCCGACTCGTCCCGAGTCAGATTCCAAAACGCTGCTGTTCCCGCAATCGGTTCAGGGTCATCGCTACCAACAGTTGTGCAGGCAGTCGGTGGGTGTGCAGACACCAACAAGGCGGGCGATCCATGTGGAGCTCGACCCGCCAAAGGGACCGAATGGTGTGTCGGACATCTTCGTTCTCGGGGTGAACTGTAATGGCATACACGCTGGATCAAATGCGAGTTTATGTGCGTCAGCACTTGGATTTGGATGAATCTGAAATTCCCAACGAGTTGCTCGATGTTTGGGCCAGGGACGCTTCTATCAAGATTTCCCGTAGCCGTAAGCGTTGGCCGTTCTTTGAAACCTCATGGGTTCTCACCACTACCAGCGGAACACGCGATTACGCACTGTCGGCTCTTAGCCCTGCTGCTGACGAAGTTGTTTCGATTGTTCGCAACGACCGTCGTTTGACCTTTATGGGTCGTGACGAGGCTGAAGCAGCGTACCTTCCCTATCAAACGTCTAGTGGATTTGTGACGTTCTACAACGTGTGGGGCGACACCCTGCGTCTGTATCCAACACCCGACATGGCTGACACGTTGAATCTTCGTGGCTACCGCAAAGTCGTTGACTGGGTTGCTGACGGTGCTGGTGCAGTACCCGATTTCCCAGACGACTTTCATGACGCCATCCGTTTGTATCTGGTGGGTATGGCGTATTTGCAGCAGGAAGATCCTGAGATGGCACAGCAGTTCATCGGTGCGTTTAACGCCGAGATGGATGTGTTGAAAAAGCAGTACGGCGATGCTCCTGGTGCCTATCCGCTTGTGCTTGGTGGTGGCCCTCGGGTTCGTCAACCAAACCGACTGCATTTCCCGTTTGACTGATTGTCATGAGGACTTCTCCTAAACGAACTCAACTGCATTCTCTGCGCGATTTCACGGGTGGAATCAACCTTGTTTCAGACGCTTTCAAGTTGGGTGACAACGAGTCACCCGACCTATTGAACGTTGACTTGGATCGTCGTGGAGGATTCCAGGTTCGACGTGGGGTAACACCGTTTTCAAACACTCCTTTGGCTGCGTCCCCCGACAGTATTTGGACTTTCAACGCTTCTGGAACTATTCACACGATGGCGCAGGTTGGCACTGTCGTGTACAGCAGTGTCCCATCGGTTTGGACGACAATCGGAACCAGTCTTGGTTCCGCAACAAAAGATGTTTGTCCTGTCACGTTCAACAACAACTGTTACTGGGCTAGAGGCAACGCTGATGTAGCCAAGTTCACTGGTTCTATAGCCTCCACGATGGGCAATGCCTTCAACGACACAATTACTGCTACCAGCGGTAATGTCATCAGAGCCAACCATGCTGCTGTTCATGCAGGTTACATGTGGGTTGCCAGCACCTACGAGGGTGCTGGAGGCGTAAACAGTTTCCCCAACCGCATTCGTTTTTCATGGGCAAACACCTTTGACAACTCGGGTGAGAACTGGCGTACAGACGATTTCATCGATATTGATGAAGGCAAAGACTTTGATCCGATCACAGCAATGGTCCCGTTTGGTGATCACCTTCTCATATTCAAACGTGATTCCGTGTATGCCATCTACGGTTCATCGGCTGAAACATTTAGCATGGTCAACGTTTCCAGCACTGTCGGTTCTGTTTCCCATGCAGCTGCTATCGCAACACCAGCAGGAGTATTTTTCTTTGACCATTCATCGGGCGTAAACGTCTACACGGGTCGAAATGTCACAAACGTATTTGGCCAGGTTTTGCCTGCGCTGCGTGACGGTGACATTCCCCGATTGCAAACCGACAAAGTGGATATGGGTTGGGTCAACAATCGCCTATGGGTTTCAGTCCCGTGGGCGGACGATCCAACACCCCCCAGAGGTGTCACGTTTGTTCTCGACCCCAACCTGAAAACAGGTGGGTCATGGACAAAGTATTCATTGAAACTTGGTCCATACAGCCGCGGTTACAGGACTGTTGACAGTTTGGCGTATGTGTACGGCACAAATCTGGTGTTTAAGGTTGATGTGGTTGGACAATATTTTGACAACTTTGGTCCCGAACTGGGCATCAAACCTATTGATGCTTGGTATCAGACTCGTTGGGTTGATCTGGGGGAGCCATCAATTAAGAAGCGTTGGCGGCGCACCGAGGCTTTGATGCAGGTCGATCAAGGTTATGACTTGCCTGTTGTTTCCTATTCAGATTATGACCCGACAGTTACGGTAAAGAGCTTTAAGTTCAATGCTGTTGGCAGTTCTTCTGGTGTTAACGATGCCATCTGGGATGATCCTGATTCCGATTGGGTTAGTCCATCAATAAACCCAGGGGCAACAAAATGGGCTAAATCGGGTGTTTACGGATATGTGGATCGTGGACAAACGCTGGGTATTGCTCGATCAGTTTCTTTAAAGGTGGGCGGTCAAGTGCTGTCTGCCGCTGAGCCAGGTGAAGTGCAGGCCCCCGTTTTTTGGGGTGTCGATGCTTTGCTTTTTAAATATGTCCC